TGCCCGTCCTGTCCAACATCAAACTCCACGCCACGCTCGGAGTGCTGCATTTGTACGCGACTAATCTTGACGCGTACGCGACGGCCACCTGCGAGTGCGAAGGGGATTTGGAGGCCGTGTGTGTCAAAGCCACCTCGTTGCAGGCGTTGATCCAGAATGCGACCGGCGACGTGGAGATCGAGGCGACTGCCAACTCCCGGCTCAAGGTGAAGGCCAGCGGTGTGGGTCTGCTGGGAACAGCCGATCCAAAGGACTTCCCGGAGTGGCCGTCGAACATCCCGCTCGTCGGGTTGAACACCCAGGAACTCGGCGATTGCATTTCGCGCGTCGAATGGGCGGCTGATCCGGGGAGCCAGGATGGGCGCATTCAAGTCAGGTGCATCGGCGTATGGACGACCGCCAGGGGGATTGTCTGCGCGGCCACCAACGGCCGCCGTGTGGGCTACGTTGACCGGCCCAGCATCTGCGCACCCTCGACGTTCATGCTCCCTGCGGCGCAGGCCAAGCTGTTCTGCGAAGTGCTGGCCGACGAGGATTGCAATCTTGGGGTGTCCGACAAATTTGCGATGGCCTCGACCGATGGTATGACCGCCTATGTGCGGCTCAGTGAGGGGAATTATTTCGATGTCACCAAAGTCTGGTCAAACGACCGCACCCAAATCGGGGCGCTGGAGATCGCGCCGCTGATCGCCGCGGTCGAGCAGATCAAAATGCTGTCCGAGCCGTGGAATGACGGCGTGGACCTGCATTTCTCGGATGCGGGGCTGGAAGTGGTTTACGCCTCGCAGATCAACGATTTCAACACACGGCTGGACGGCAGATACAACGAGCACAAGGTGCGGTTCGGGGCTGCAAACTTGCTGGAAGGATTGCAGTCGTTGCAGGGGCCGTCGGTGGATGTGACGGCCGCGTTGAATGTGGTGGAGATGGCTGAGGGGGACTATAAATGCGTTTTGAGCAAGAGGATTCTGAAGTGACGTTTGCAAGTATCTGCACCGGCATCGGCGGATGCGACCTGGCGTTCCACAACGCCGGGTTTGAACCGCTGTGGGCGTGCGAGATTGACCGCCAGTGCCGCGAGGTATTGCGCCACCACTGGCCGAACCTCACGATCTACAAGGACATGCTGGAACTGGATTTGGAGAACCTGCCAAAGCCATCGGTGCTTCTTCTATCTACACCATGTCAAGGCTTCTCAGTCGCCGGGCTGCGCGGTTCACTCCAGGATGCGCGCGGCAATTTAACCTTAGCCGCAGTAAAAATAACCAATGCACTCAGACCACGAATCGTCGTTTTTGAAAATGTTCCAGGAATCCTCTCCACCGCAGACAACGCCTTCGGATGCTTTGTCTCCGCGATGGTGGGAGGAAATGCCCCACTCCTTCCGCCAAGAACCATTGGCCGGTGGAAGCAGGGAAAGTCAGGAGACTACTTTAGCTGGCCCGATTCTGGTATGGTTAGTGGACGACACCGTTGTGCGGCTTGGACAGTACTCGACAGTCAATTTTTCGGAGTCGCGCAACGGAGGAGGCGTGTGTTCGCTGTCTTCGATTCTGGAGACGGAAGTGCCGGCCAAATATTATTTGAGCGCAAAAGCCTGTCGGGGAATTTTGAGGCGCGCGAAGAAAAGAGGCAAGGAACTCCCGATAGCGTTGATGAATGCATTGATGGATGTTGCTCAATCGTTGGATGCGGACTCCCAGCCAGAAAAAGAGGATGGTGCAATCAGCATTACCAAAGATGGCGAACAAGCGGGGATGTAAATGCTGCAATCCCAATCAACACACGCGGTAGGCCAGATGAGGAAAGAAAATGCTGCGTAAGACACTGTGTGAATCCAGCGCATCTTGAGCCTGTTACTAATCAGGAAAATACCAAACGCGGTGCGATAAGGAGACGACTGAACAATCAGCGTGATACTGCCCCCAGCCTTGCGGCTCGCACTACAGCAGGTGGCGGATTCGGAACCGACGCCGAGTGCGACGGAGCGGTGATACCAATTCAAATTGCCCACAGCCTCAAAGCGGAAGGCTTCGATGCCAGCGAAGACGGCACGGGACGCGGCGTGCCGCTCGTCGCCGACACGCTCAATTGTCCCAAAGGCGGCTCACGAACCAACCAGGTGGATTCGCTGGACTATATTCCAGAACTCGCCTGGGCGTTGCAAGAGCGCGACAGCAAGGGAAGCGACAGCAAGGGAAGCGACAGCAGCACAAAAGAAGGCCATTTAATCCCAATCCCCTTCGACACCACGCAGGTCACAAGTCAAGGCAATTACTCGAATCCCCAGCCTGGCGATCCGTGTCATCCGCTGGCGAGTGGGGCGCACGCGCCGGCTGTGGCATTTGAACCCGGATCAATCGCGAGAAATGCTGGCCAGCGCGGATTGCAAGACCAGGTATCAACGCTTAGGAGCAACATGGGAGACAATCAACCGGGGTTGTTGACCAAAATGAAGGTGCGCCGACTTACTGTACGTGAGTGCGAAAAACTCCAGGCGTTTCCAGTTGATTTTACGAGATACGCACTCTCCGAAAAGACGGGCAAGGTTTACGAGCAGGCGGATGGGCCGAGGTATAAGCAACTAGGGAACGCCGTCACGGTTTCCGTGCTGGCCTGGATTGCTCTCCGGGTGAAGCGGTTCAGCCCTTGACCCGGTTTAGTCTCGGATTGGCCTTGCGGGCAGCGCTGCCAGCCTTGCGCGTACTTGCCGCTAAAATTCGGCCCGCTGCGGCCATGCCGTATTTGCCGGCTATCTTCTTCTGAACGGCCTTGAAGCCAGGATGCGAATTGACCATGGTACTCACAATATTGTTCCTTTCATTTTCACTGGAAATCTACACCGCCGAGTGCCATTGTCAACCATGACTTTTATCTCGGCACTCCGTCAATGGGCGACCGTGCTGCACAATCACCAGCGCAGGCTCTCTGTAGTTGACAAGCTGGCGTTCGCGCTGACCCTGGTGCGAGCGGCCTTCGGACTGTGGCCGGTGCCAAAGGTGGAGCGGGAGAGGCGCCGAAGCGTTTGCGAGTCCTGCGTTATCTACAACCGCGAACTGAGAATGTGCCGCCCATTCTTTGGCAGTGATCTTGGGTGCGGTTGCTGGACGCCCGCTATTTACTTTCAGGCTGATCCGAAATGCTGGGGTGATTACCATCTGGGGGACATTGGCTGGGAGGCGTCTCGCAAGTCCCAAGGTTCATCCCCGGAGTAGCTTGACCGCAGAATCTTTGCGCAATGGCCGCATACTCCGGATTCTTCTCGATCAGCAGCGCGCGGCGTCCGGTTTCAATCGCTTGAACTCCGGTTGTGCCGCTGCCCGCCATAGGGTCGCATACAAGATCGCCGTGGTTGGAGAACGACAAAATAAGATCGCGGGCCAGCCATTTAGGCATCATGGCTGGCTGCGGCAGGGACATCCCAGCATCCTCCTGCCCGCGCGTCAGTCCGCACCAGACGTTTGACCGCACCCCAAACTCGGCCGCAATCTTACGGTCTTTGCGAACCGACATGGTGCCGTCCTTCTCGCGCATCGTGTGCAGGCCGAAGCACGGTTTTCCAGAAGTCGAGTTGCGCTTGTCCCGTATCAGGTTGATTGTCTTTGGCTTTCCCTTGCTGAGAACAAAAATGTATTCCATGCACGGATTATACCTGGTCGGGTCGGGCTTGCTGCCGTTGACCTTCTCATAAATCATGGTGTCGTGAATCCGAAACCCGCACTGCTCGCGGAAGAAAATCTTCTGCTTGCAGGATGTTAGTGTCTCGCTGCCGTCCACCACGCTGTCATTGACGTTCCAGCAGAGGACGCCCCCCGACTTGAGCACCCGGTAAAGTTGCAACGCTATGGCCTCAAAGTGCCAGTCATTGTGACCATCGTAGGTGCGAAGATTATCGTACGGCGGCGAAGTCACCACAAGGTCGATTGAGCCATCAGGAAGCTCCTTTAGCTTTTCGGCGGCGTCACCGCAGATGATGTTGATCATGTATTAGTCGGTTGCGGAGGCATCACGGCGTTCACAAAATCTTCCCACGATCTCACCACATGGACTTCCCATCCCAGCAGGTTCATCCGATTCTTCCAGATCATCTGATCCTTGTCCAACTTGCCGGTCTTGGTCTTAAGTTCGATCAAGAGGCACAGCGGATGCGGCCCCCAGATCGCTAGGTCTTGACAGCCTGGTGGCAGCGTCGAACGTTTGTCCGATCTGGCCCATTCAACCATCCACCTCGGCCTCTGCGCGTCACAATACTCCAGAATCCTCTCCCGCAGCTTTGACTCGCGGTCACAGGGTTCGTCACCGGAAAGAATGGTCGGCATCTTGGCCTTCTGACGGGCCAGCCAGTTCATCAACTCGATGGAGGTCATGCGCGGCATATCAGTGGGGCGATGGACGCCATTCGAGTTCAAACAGGCCATTGCGCTCGCGGAATCCCAGCCGGGTGTAAAACCTCATCAGGGCGAACAAGTCCTCCTGATGACCCGGCACGGGCGCAAGACGCAGCGGTTTGTTAACGCCGGCGCAGTACGCCTTGATCTCGCGCATGAGCGATGTGCCGATGCCGCGGCCACGGAAGTCACGCTTGACCCCCAGGTTGTAGAGCCAGATGTGATCGTGATGCTCGGCCAGGTTGAACGTGGCGGCCGGGTACTTGGCCTTGAGTTGCCGGCGCAGGGCGGTGATGGATTGCGACGGGGTGGTGATGGGTAATGGTTGGGTGGTGGTCATTGTTTGTTAGCAAGTTTCTTCGCTCTGAATCTGAGATACGCCTCGCGCATTTGACGGCGGCGCACCTCTTTTGGCACACCGCCCTTGCTGCGCTTCTTTACGACACGCTTGGGTGGTTCGGGTGGGAAGATGGCTCCGATGGAGAGCCATGCTTCGCGGGGGATTGGTTGGTCGAGAATGCTCATGTGCATTGGATAATAGACAGCCGGTTATCCTGAATCACGGCGACGATGGCCTTCTTCCGCGCATCACGAATCGGCTCCTTGTGGCAGACTTGACGGCCAGCGAACGAATCCCATGTAGCCCATTCATAAGGCTGCGCGCTTTCGTAAGCCTTGATGATCTCATCGGCAATGTCGTAGATGGATTTCATATCAGAACGGGACTTCGGAATCATCCTCATCAACCGGAGGCTTGACCGGCTTTTTCTCAGGCTCGCCACGCTTGGGTATCGCATCCTTGTTGAGAATCTTGCCATTGCCTAGGATGGGCATCTTGACGCCATTGGCACGCTCCTCCTTTGAACATGACTGGGAGCAGCAATAATCTCCGTATTGACTCGCCGGCGTCTCGAACAGAACGAGGTCGAGGAACTTGCCGATGGAGCCGTCCTTGAGCTTGACCTCTTTAAGCCGATCTTTTTGGATCTTCTGGACATTGATGGAGAGCACGATCACTTTGCGCCCCCGTAGCTGAGGTTAATCGCAATCTGAACATCGCCCAGATCGCGCGCGGTTGGTTTGACAGGCGACTCAGTGGTGGTGAACTTAACCTGCGGGATGTTTCTACCGATCTCCTGCGAGACGGTACGAATGGTGTGCTGATAGGCCAGTTGCAGAACAAGATGCTCCTGGGATTGCGGTGGTTGTTGGTTCATAAAATTAGGGCGACTAGTTTTCGATTCATGGTTTGGTTTTTGGTGGTTTGGGCAATTTCATCCAGTGCGTCGGCTGCTCTCGCTCAAACGATCTCCACTCGCCTCCCGGCTTGCCGACGCACACGGCGCACCATGCGCCGATGGTCACGGTCCCGGCGGCGAATAGCAGAAGCCGCTCGCCTGTTTTGGGCGCGGTCGAAATCGGATGCCATTTGCTCATATTTTTTCAGCGCGGTTTTGCGGGGTTAATTATGCCGTCAGCGACCGCTTCCGGGCCGTCAGGCGAATTCTTGCCATAACTCGTTTTAGGATGGTGTGTAGAAAACCGGTTGTGCTCTCCCCAGGATGTAAAGCGGATGCTTCGGCTGCCCGCTCTGCGTCACCGCCAGGCAATGAATCGGTTTCTGCCAACCAATCGCCGCTTTCAAAACCTCCCGATGCTGCTTCCTGAAATCCCCGTGCACGCCCCACGCGGCGACAATCAAATCTGCTTCCTGGGCGACGGCGTTGATCCACTTCATGTTGTCCGGCCCGAGCGGGTCCGCCGCCTCCTTCATCACCTGTGGCAGCGTCGCGCGAAACGCGAACAGGTTTGTCATGCAGATGGCCCCATAACCCCACGACTGCGCGAACCCGATGCACCGTCTTATCGTTGGATCATCCGCCTGCTCATCCGCCGTCGATGGATTCAACCCGATAAACTGAACGAACTTGCTGGAGAACAAATCGAACTCCCGCCACAAGGTGTAACGATGCACCCGGTCGGGAGAGAAAATGGTTTTGCGGTCGATCATAAAAAAGGCATCTTCATCAGACTATCATCCCAAGTTTTTCGAGCAAAGCTTTCTTCCGTTCACGCAGCGTCTTGAATTCCACGCGGTCGCTGTCAGACCAGTTCGTATTCTCAGAGTAGGAATCCTTCAGGGATTTCATGCGCTTATCGACACGTTTCAATTCGGAGTGCCACAGAATCTTTTGCGATGCTGTGGCCGGCTCTGGCGTCTCTGCGGTGCGCGCGGCCACTGCCGCATTGTCCAGAACGCCCGTCCAGTCGCTCAGAAGCCTCTGCATCGAACGCGGAAACAGATGCTTGCCGTGCGGTGGCAGGGATTTCCAGTATTCGAGCACCTGCGCTACCTCCTCCAAATAGTTGGGAACTCGCATCAGGAGCAGCAGCCCGCACTCCTCCTCGTATGACCATCGGCGCTCTGAATTGTAAATAGGGGCAAGCATGGATTTGAGAGCGTTTAGAGAATCGGTCTGGTTTGGGTTCATTGTGGTGGTTCGCTCTGCCGCAAGCTGGTGTTCTCTCTCATTCTCATTGAATCGCACTCGCATGAGTGCTTTACAGCAATTCCAAGGACGGGTTCGGTGCAGAGAAGGTCTGTCAAGACCCGCTCCACTGCCTTGCAGCCATTCCATAGGCTCGGTATCGTTCGCAGTTTTGATTTCACCTTTGGCACACCTCCGTCATTCGGAAGCCTCAGCCTTGAAGCAGGCGCGTGAAATAAGCTGGTGCTAACGGGCTTCTCGCCAATAGTCACCAAATCTTTGAGCGGGTCTGACAAGTATGCCCGCCGTGTTTTGGCCCCGCAGCGCAGCGTTAGCGCCGGTTGGCCGTTGCTGGACGGTTTGATGGGCAAAAAGAAACCCGCTCGCCGGTAAGAGCGATACGGGTTCGGAAGGAGGTTGGACGCACCAACCCCAAATCTGCGAATCGTTGCCGTCCTTACCAGTGGCACCGTCTGCCCGCACTCTACGCCCAAGTTCGTGCGATTGTCAAACATTATTTTCAGCCCCTTCCGCGAAGAGCGTGTCCTGTTCGGATTGTTTCGCTTCGATGAATTGTTGGTAGTCCATATTTCAAAACAGTTCAGACACATACGGCGAGCCGTCCTCGTTCGTGCGCGGGATCGTGTAAATGTAGCGCAGCGGCGTCCCGGGATCGACGGTGAATCCCAATTCGATCATGCCGACGGTGTGGGTCGGTTTGAATCGGCCATTAGCCTCCACGGAGAGGCATTGAATGGCCATCAGGATATTCTCCCGACGCTCTCCGAAATTCGCCCACCAGCGGCACCAGCACTGGTTTCCGAGTCTGCGGTGGATTGATTGGAGTTCTTGAATGGTCATGCTATTGTCGCGGAGGGGAGGGGTTAATCCGATTCCCAATCCCGATCATCGTCATACCTTGCGTCAGCCAGCTTCTCAAAGAAGTCCTCAGCCGCCTTTTCCGAGTCAATAGCCGTCCCACACTTAGGGCAGGCATCGGGACTCAGAATGTCGAAATCGCCGCCTTCCTCCGGGTAGCAGTTCTCAGGAGGGCCGTAGGTCTGCGCTGGAATAATAGGCGAGTATTCAATCTGCAATTCAAACTCATGCTCGCAGTCCTGGTTGCGGCAGATGTAATCAAATTCCGATTTCATAATATTCTCAATTCACCCCACCAGCATTTTCTTTCACCCCGCCCGGTCGATTGTCAAGAGGGGGTTTGGGCATCTTCTTAACCGGCCATCCAAACGTTGAAGCGCGGCTGAAATGCAGTGAGCAGATCGGCACTGGTTGCTCATCGGGATAGCCAAGCAGGTATTGCGCCCGCGCTCCACAACGCTTGCCGTGTTTTAACTGCCATTCGCAATATTTGTTCATCTCATTTTCCCTCAAGCGGTTTGGTGGGTGGGGTTGTCATTCCTTCGGGCCTTTGGTTCTCCATGCCGCGCAAATGTCTTCGATCTCCTTCAAGCGTCGGCACACCCGGCTCACCTGATGGTGCTCCATGTAAAAACAAAGTTCGCGTGTCAATTCGGCGTGAGCGTCCATTAGGATTCGTTGCCAGTCCCCAGTGCACGATGCCCTTACGGTCACTTGGTGGAGCGCCCCGCCGTCCTGTAATAATTCCAGAAGTCTTTAGTTTTTCATATTCTTCCTTCCCCATTCACCCCGCCAGCCACCAGCCCGCAAATCAGGGTGTTGACTGGACGGCTGGCAGGGGTTTCAGGCGTTGGTGCCGGAAAGTGTTAATACTACCGCGACCCCGACCACGACCACGACCACGACCGCGACCACGACCGCGACCCCGACCACGACCACGACCGCGACCACGACCGCGACCCCGACCACGACCACGACCACGACCCCGACCCCGACCGCGACCACGACCGCGACCCCGACCACGACCACGACCCCGACCACGACCGCGACCACGACCGCGACCATCCTTCAAATGCTATTGCAGCGTTCATTATTTTTGAGAGGTTGGAATCGTCGAGACGATCAGGGCGTCGATAATGCTCCCGCGACCAACGATAACCTTGGCGTCAATCGGGAACATTTCGACTTCGTTGAACGTGCCGGATTTCAGCGCATCGGTAAGCCTGCCGTCGTCGGCAATCCACGCGGCGTTTTCGAGGACAAGCTCCTTGTCTCCGACCGCGACCAGTCTGCCGGTGTGGTGATGCGTCACGGTGCGGATGAAGTAATTCGCGCCGATGGTGAACGGGTGAGGTGACTGGGGAGTGGCAGCATTGCCTAGCAACGCCTGCAATTCACGGACTTCCTTGATGGTTAATTCGTCGATGTTGATTTTCATTTCTTGGTTTATGGTTGGTTGGTTGCGGGCGGTGTGCTCGCAAAGTTATTGTTTAAGGTTGCCGTCTTCGATAACTACTGACACGTCCTTGGTTCCCACGCACTCGACCCAAACTTGCAGGTCATTCTTATCCGCAATGTCGTGGAGCAACTGTGTCGATTCGTCGTCCAGCAATGAGCCGTCGCGCACCAATATGACCCGTAGCTTGGGATTCTGGGCCATAGCGATGGCCACCGAGGCGAGAATCTTCTTTGCCATGCCAGCCTGGGAAAAAGGCACATTGTCGAGTAACACCCCCGCCTCGTCGAAGGACATTCCTGGCAGCGGAAACTTTGCTTCCGACAACTGCCGCGACTTCTCCGCCTCCAGCGCGTCGATCTCCAGCGTGAGTGACTTGGACTGGATTTCCAGCGGCTCGATCTGAGCGGCCAGCTTGGCACGCTCCTGGTTAGCCCGCACCTTGGCGTTGGTGCCGTCGTTATCCTCAATTTTTTTGAGGATGGGTGCTTCGTCTTTATCGGCCAGCAGTTGGGATGATGCGAGTGCGGATTGATGCGCCTTCTCAGCGGCTTCCTGGTCTTTGATAGCCAGCCCGCGTCCGGTCTTTTTCAACTCAAGCGCCTTCTCCATCTCGGCGATGTCATCGTCGAATTCAACCACCTTGTCGCGCGCGGCTACAGCCCGGTCATTCAACAGGTTGACTGATTGGCGAATGTCAGCATTGTCCTTGTTCACCTTCTGCACCGCCCGCAATTCCTCCATCAGCGACTTGGCCGACACTTCCTCGGCAGGTGCGTCAGGATGCTCTGGCATACCCGCAAGCTGCGCCTTCTTCTGCTCGATCTGCCGGTTGACCTCGGTGCGCCGGGTGTACTTGACCGACTTGTCGGCCTCCAGTTTGGTGAAGTCCAGGCCGACCAGTTTACGCAAAAGCTCAAGCTGTTTGTCGGCCTTAAGGGTCAACCACGCCAGCGGTTCGAGGGCCACGCGGGAGATCAACTGGTCAAGGATGGTCTGGGGACTTCCAACGGCGACACCCTTCATCTCAACCTTGAGTTTGGGAGACGAGTTGGTTTTGAACGTCTTGGTAACCACGAGGTCGCCCAGGTCGAGGATGACCTCGCCCTCATTGGCACCCTTGCGGATGGGCTGCTCGCAAGTGGCCGATGCGCCGGCACAGGCGTAGAGGATGCTATCCAGCAGCGATGATTTGCCATTGTCATTCTTGCCCCCGATGGTGATCACGTTGGTCTTGGGGGTGATTGAAACTGCACGGAGCCTCTTGATGTTCGAGGCCGAGAGACGGACTATGCGGTAGGTTTTTTCTGGTGTGGTGGTCATGGTATTAGTCGATGGTTTGCAGACTGGGTGAATTTTGCTTCTCGGTGATGAGTCCGGCGAGCACCTCGTTGATCTTGTCGCGGCGGTTTTTCTTTGGGATGTCGAGAGCCTTGCCGACCATATCCTCCGCTTTGGACACGCTGAGTGACAGGCAATCGTAAACCATGTCATCGGTCACGCCGGTTGTGCTCTGGAGCTTCTCGATTGCGGAGCCGACGTTGGCGATCTTGCGCTGGACTGCACCCGGCTTCAACTTCAACCCGACGGCCGCAAGCTGATCTTCAGGCATGGCCTTCAGGCGATCTTCGCAGGCGTCGAATATCTGAGAAGCGATTTTTGATCGTTGAAACACCCACGACAACTGCATGGGCGTCATCTGTCCTACCGCCTCGACGATGCCCAGCTTGTTCAGCTTGGGGACCAATCCGTTGTGGAGGATGACACTGGAGTAGGCAGCGGCTTCAGGGCATACGCCCTTGGCCTTGCAGTACCGGCAATGCTCTCCCGGATAGCGCGGCGGCGTCGGCTGACTGGCCTTCCAGATGGCGCGGCGAATCTCAATCTCGGCGTTCTGGAGTGACTGAGGCTCGTAGATGGTCAAGTCCAGCTTCGAGGTCAGGCGTGAGGCGGCAATGCCGGCCGTGAAGTGGCGCAACTGTTTATTCTCGCAGACGAGGCAGATGCACTGTGCCGCGACCTGCCAGTTGGATTCGGCGGGAGTGGGATTAAGATACCCGCTCTTGAAATCCAGAACCAGCGCGAACTGCTCATGGATGTAGTAAACGTCGAGTTGTGCGCTGAACAACAACTCCAGCGTCTTTGGGTTACGCGCCCACACCCGCTCCTCGGCATGGCGCACCGGAGCCGCGTCGATGCCATTGGTGGTCATCCATTCCTCTAACGCCCGCTTCTCCAAAGCGGCCAACCGTTCGGCGACCTCGGCATCAGACTCCTGCAACTCGCTCGAATCGCCGGACTCCAAGGCGGCGTGAATGGCCGTACCGGAATCGGTGACATCCTGTTTGGGGAGATCGGGTTGATCTTTTTCGGCCTGCCAACTACCGGCACAGGCGACCAATCTGTATATGCCCGACGCGCTGGGTAAACTGCCTCTAATGTCTTCGCTCATACCGTGACCTCCCTTGTCTTAAGCCATTTGTACAAACGCGCACAGGCCCGCACATCCGCCATCGCATCGTGAGCACCCTCGAACTTCTCGCCGAAAGCGAATTGATGCGCCTCCTGTAGTGAAGGCCACTTGTAGTCGCCATACTTGCCGGGAATGCGAACAATGTCGGTTGACTCATGCATGGTGCAGAATTTAACCTGATCGTCCTCGAAAGGCGGATCGTTGTATGCAAGTCGATGCCATTCGGCGTGAATCAGCAGGCTGTCGAACGAAAAGTTGTGCGCCACTAGAACGTGCGACCGGGATACCATCCTCCCGAACTGTTCGGCGACGTGCTCCAACTCGAATCCGAACGTCTCCGCGATCTCGGTGGTGATGCCGTGAACGCGCGATACTTCCTCTGGAATTGTCCAGCCATTTGGCTTTACAATCAGATTGATCTCGCCGCGAACGGTATATTGGTCGTCCAGTAGTTGCGCCCCGATCTGGACAATGTGCGGTTGGTGAGACGCCTCAATCGGTGCATTGAAGTCGGCTTTGCCCGTCGTCTCGGTATCAAATACAAGAATCATACCTCAACCTTGATAGACCGCAATTTTCCGACAACTCCACTCCATGCCCCGATAAGCGTCTGCGCATTGGCATCCGTGATCTGCTCCAACTCGGTGGACTTCTTGTCCATCAACTTCACCGACTTGAGGTAGGTGATGATCTGCGGCACGGTCACCCCGTCTGTCTCGGCGCGGCGGCGGATCTCGGCGATGGGTGCGGGAATGGGTGACTGCGATTGAGCGGTGGCGGCAGTAGCGGCGGCAGGAGGTTCGGCGCCGATTGGGGCGTCAACGGGCTGCTGTTGACCGGCCGCACCTTTCTTGATCGCCGGGAATGCTTCGTCAACAGTCGTTTCCTTCTCGTTGATCGCGGTGTAAAGTCCATACAGGGTTTCGAGATGCTCGACGGTGATCTCGTCCACACGCTGCAATCCAAGTTTGGCCAGCACCTTCTCCTGGACGATGCCCATTGCCGCGAACTTGGAGAGTGCCTTGGTCACCCGCTCGGCCAGCGTCTTGATGTCGCCGACCGCCGCCTTGATCGCCTCCTCGTAGATGGTGTTGATCACCGCGCGCGGCACGACCGAAAATACGGCGTTGCGCAGGGCGATGGAGCAGTTGGCGTTTTTGGTAAGGATGATCACGTCCTCATTGAACTTGCGGCCATCCTTGTTGCAGATTTTGCGCTCGACCTCCTTGGCGATGAACACATTGTTCTGCGTGTCGTGGCAGAAACCTTGCGCGACGACCGTGGTTTCTGTCTCCTGGATGGTGCGACTCCCGGCGCGGATGTTTCCCCAGGTCGAGGCGACAATCTCGGCCAGCCGGATGGACGGCCCCTGAATCGTTTTGCCGCCACGGTCGTATTTGAAGAAGCACTCGGCGGCTGTCTCCGGGTCGAGGGTGACGATGGCCAGCGCGTTGCGCTTGGACACATTGATGTCGCGGGGATACTTCTTGGCCGTTGACACGAGCATGTCCACATTGGCCCGCTCCATTGCCTCAAGGGCGGACGGCGCGACTACTTCGAGATGTTCTGCATTTTGTTCGCTCATGTGGTGGTCTTGGTTAATTTACGGACGCGCTCCACTTCCCGGCGAATCCCGGAGCGCATGAATTTTGATTTGGAGGTTTTGATCGAAGCGGCGGTTTCCTTGGCGGCGACGTGCTCAACAGTCGGCATCCAAATTACTGCGCGTTCAAATCCGTTGATTTTATTGGGCTTGCCCATGCTATGACTATGAGGTAGTTCGTTTTGAAACGCAAGCACTTTTTGCAAATATTTTCGCTTTCCTCACAACACCATCTCGCGCAATGACTTGACATCACAACGAAATGCTGCTAGTGGTTCTGCAAATGGCCGACGCCGACGAAATCAAGAAGATCAACGATGCGCTCACCCAAGCCAAGGGCAAGCGCAAGATCGCCGCCGAACTGCTGGGCATCACGGTCAACGCGCTGAGTCTGCGGATGCACAAACTTCCCGAGGTCATGTCGCTGTGGGGAAATCGTAACCGCAAGATCGTGCTGCTCAAGCAGGCGGATGGCGAAGTCGTGAAGCTCAAGGTCAACGAGGCTGAGATCGCGGCCGACCATGAACGACAGTTCGCCCGCATCGTCCAGCCGATCATGGGCACCGACGCCGAGGCGACCGAAATGATGGCCCTGGCCAAGGCGTACGGCCAGCATTCTCAACTGTGTGAATCGGTGATCGGCGGGAGTGTTTTTGAGCGGGCGATCAAGTTGAAGAAGATCGCCGACGAGGTGGACGCCCAGGTGCGCAAGGAGCATGAGCGGGGCAGCACACCGGAGGAGATGAAGGCATTATACGAGCACCAACTGGGATTGCACAAGGCGCTCAGGGATACTGCGGAGATGATTAACCGGGGGAGGGTGGCGAATGCAAAAGTCAAAGCCATCCAAGATGCGGGTAAGGGTTCTCACAAGGGCAAGACCGCGTTCGGCCCCAAACAAAGTCAGACAAACATCGTGGCGCAAAACGTTCAGGTAAATCCACCGGCATGAATACTATGACCCCAGACGAATATGCGAAGTTCGGCCAGGCGATGGGCGCGCGGCTCACCGAACACTTTGACGGGTTTTGTGTCGTGGGTTTTCACGCGACGACCGGCCAACCTGTCATCTACACGAACGACGCCGGGAGCATCCGCACTCGTTGTGCGCTTGCCTCGCTGCTTCAAACTGCGTTAGTGGCAACTACGGTGCAAGCGGGGACTCCCAATGGCTAAACAGCCCGAATGGGACTCGACGCCGGAGCACGCTCCCAAGCCGGCGAACAAGGCCGAAGGTTGGCGGCCGGAGTTAAATCCTTCACAGCAACTGGTCTTCGATTCAACGGCGAAATTCACACTGGCTTATGGCGAGCGCGCGAGTGGTAAAACTGTGGCGTGCGGCCACTCGCTGGTTCGTCACTGCTACGAGAACAAGGATGCACTCGCTTTTGTAATCGGCGTGACCATCCGTACCGGCAAGTACGGGATTCTCCATGACCTTGAATCGCTGATCTTGCCGGCATGGCGCGATGGAAATAAATATCCGCCATTCCTGAACGGCCAGCCGCATCCCCACGCCGACGAGTATATGGATGAAGGCATCGGCCTGGACTTCACCGCATCAAGGCAAGATCCGGACACCAAGGACCGCATCCTGTGGATTGGCAACCGGCACGGAGGATGGTCGATGGTGTTAATCATCAGTATTCCATTTTCTTCCGCAGTCGAGCCGCGCATCAAAGGCCCGGCACCCTCTTTCATCTACATTGAGGAATTGACCAACTGCGATTCGGACGCCTATTTCGTCCACACCGCCGCGCAGTTGAACCGCCGGCGTGGTATTGACCTCCAGCAATGGTACGCGTCCGCCAATCCTACGGGGCCGTCATCCTGGGTTTACAAAACCTTCTACACGGATTGCACCGACGAGAAGACCGGCCAGCGCGACCCGGCGTTCAACGTCATCCACGTTCCGGTGCATGAGAACCTGCACCGGCTACCGCAGGGGCACATCGAGCATTTGCAGAAATCATACCGCGACCCGATAGAGCGCAAGCGGATGATCGAAGGTCTGTGGATTGACCGGCCCTCCGGTGACGCTATTTTTCGCCCGTACTTTATGCCCGAAATTCACATCGTGGGAGATGAGGCGAAAGGCATCGGGTGGAAGCCTTTGAAATCGCAGCCGGTGATCGTCGGAATGGACACAGGCGGCGTCAACCTGTCGATTCATTTTCTCCAAAGGTTTTTTATCGCCAAGGAACAGCGACACTACTGGTGTGTGTTTGACGAAATAAATTTCGTAGGAAGTTACACCCCGTACCATGCGGCGATCCCCCGGCTGCTTAATCGCCTCGATTTCTGGAATGAACTTTGCGGCACAGAGTTCAAGTACACGTTCATCGCGCCCGATGATGCTTTCAATCAGGTGAACAGCGAAGGCTCATACGATGCGACGATCATCGAACGCCTCGGCAAAGGGAGAATCAAATTGCGTTCGTGTCCTCGCGGGCGCGGGAGTGTGGTGGAGCGCATCAGCATGGTGATCGATATGTTCCTCGACGATTCGATCAGGATCAGCGCGACCTGCGGGAAGACCTTGCAGATGTTCAGGAGCATGATCTCGAAGAAGGCAAAGCCGGGTGAGAATGATTTGAATATCGGATTGCAGCCGGTGAAGTCCGTGCATCTGCACTCGTTCGACTCAATGAGCTACCCGCTCTATTTCTTCACGCTGCTGCCGGGAAGATTTCCGAGCAGGGACAACATCGCTGAAAGATTAAATGATCTTGCAGTTTTCTTCGCCGGGGAGGGTGCGTGATTCTGCTTGCCAAACTTGTCACATAAATGTAGATGTGAATTAATGAATGCTCAGAACCAAGACGGTTGGATGGACTTCCTTAAAAATCCATCGCTCGGAGAAGCACTCGCGGATAAGCATCCCGGCGACACTTTCAAGTTCGAGGCCGAGGCTCAAGTGCTGTCCATAGACCCTCTCAAGGGACTCAGCTTCAACTTCGTCCCCGGCACTGTGGTCCCCGACGGTTTCGAGCTAGAGGACAAGCCGGAACCAGGGAATGTAACGATTGCTCCATCCCCAACCCCGCCAGGATCATTGGCGCAAGAACCTGTAAGCGTCTTAACCACCCTTCGCCGCAAAGGTCAAAAGTGAATGGCCCGCTTTCGACAAACGCCTTCGATGGTGCTCATCAGCGAGCACTACCGGATCATGGGCCTGGACCAGGGCTGGCCGTGGGGCAAGGTCGAGGAGTTGGCCAAATTGCTTGGCGTCGAGGTGATCGAACTATTCGCCCTGGTCGGAGCGAAGGGCCGGGACGTGAATCAGGCGATGAGGCATGGCCGCATTCCCACGCCAATCGCGTTGCACTTTCACTACCTGCGGGAGTGGCATTTGCACCGCAAGGTCGGCAAGCAGGTTGAGCCGGCGATACCTCTGGATTTGATGACGATATGATTTCGATGGAAATATTGGAACGCTTTGGTACGAGTAATAAGAGACTCCGTGAAGTCTTAACCTCCAAGGCTCGTTCGCAGGCCGAGGCCATAGCCACCGTGCCAGAGGACGAGGTTCGCCAGCGTGTGCTGATGTCCAATAAGAACACGCAGGACATCGCGTATCGTGAGCAGCTTGAGGGCCGGTTTCGCGCGCGCATTGACGAGGGCGTCGTTCGCTCGCTCACCAATTACCAGTTCTTTGCCGCCGCCGATCTCGCATGGGACACCTCGGCGATCACCCGCGCGACCATCCCGCTGCTGCTCTACGCGCAGGGGAATATCAACATCCAGACGGCGGCCACCGCGCTCAAGAAAATCGGTGGCGCGGCGTACACGAACCATGTGCGCGAGAATGACCGCGGCGAGCCGGTGAACATCGACATCCCGAAATTCTTCGAGTGCAATATCAACATCGTGCGCTCGTTCGTCACCCGCCGGCTCTCCGCCCAGGCGAACATTTTTGGCAACCTCTACCCGTACTATTCGTACGAGGCGCGAACCACCGGGCTGGTCGGCAAGTGCAGGGCCGATGTGCTGTCGCAACGGGTGGACATGATGGCCGATCAGTTCGGCTATCGCAACCATGATGTCCAGTGCATGAGAGACGCCTTCCTCTACTCGCGGTCGGTGGACTTCGTGAAATGCGCGTGGGATGTGGAGCGTCAGTGGGTGAAGAAGGCCATTGACAAGGAACTGGATTCCAACCTGCCCCCGACCGATAATTCCGATCTCGACTCCGAGGTGGTGAAGGAGGGTCTGCCGTGGTTCAAGCCACATCCATCGCGCGTGTTCTGGGACAACGCCTATCCGCTTTCGTCGCTTAACACCGACAGCGGTTGTGAGTTCATCGGCTACTGGGACATCGTGCGGTTCAAGGACGTGATGTACAACCCGGCGTTCTTCAACGTGGATGCCATCGGTTGGTCCACGCGCTTCTGGGGCATGGGCGGCATCTTCCTTAACTACAAGGCATATTTCGACCAGTTCGTAGGCAATATCACGCCACCCAGCTTTCCGCAAGGAACGACCACCGACCCTGCGGGCGAGAATGACCGGGCGGCGAACATCGGAGTTTACAACGTCAATCAGGGCGATGTGTCGTTGTTGATCACCCAGTATTTCGAGAAGCTGGTGCCCAAGGATTTTGGGATCGGAGACTACCCGTTCCCCGTCTGGTTCCGGTTCATCGTTGCCTCGGACGCTACCATCGTGTTCGCCGAGATCCTGCCCTCCAGCCCGTGCGCGGTGTTGAGTCTGAACTGCAACGATGACCGGATGGTTAACGTGTCGATGGCGCATGAACTGATGGCCTATCAGGATCAACTCACGAACCTGTTTAACCAGATGCTGATCATATGCAAGAACGAGGCGTTCAAGACAATCGGGATCAACACGGATGCGCTGAACGAGGCTCAGGTGAAGCAGATAGAGCAGCGGTTAAAGGGCCACGACTGGTCATCCGCTCCCATCGTTTATCAATTCTCATTGGCCAAGCTCAAAGAGGAATTGGGGATCAAGCCCGACCAAGTGATGGTCGTCTCGGATACCAAAGTTGGCCAGTCGCTCACAGCCATCTTCGAGTCAATCGCCAAGCTCATCGCAATGGCCGAGAAGCTGATGGCCATGTCGCCGGCGGAAACCGGCCAACCGGCGCCACGCGAAATCTCTGCCACTGAGGTCACCGAGATCGCCAGCACCACGAGTTCGGTTTACTCATACTTGACTCAGGCGATCAACGAATTTCGGAATGCGAAGAAGCGGATCATCTACGACTCGCTGGTCGCCTGCTCGCAGGGCAAGATCAAGTGCCCGGTGGAGGATCGCTACACCAAGGAGACGATCAAGAAGGCCGGATTCGAGATTGTCGATCAGAGCGAGGAGGGCACGTCTTCCCCCGGCGACCTTGACCGGATGACCGTCATAGGCACCGCGCGCGATCTCATCTTCGACTACTATTTCAGTTCCCGCGATGGCGAGGAACGGGCGGTCAAATCCCAGGCGGCGAACACGCTCGTCCAACTGGTAGGCGTGCTCACCCAGAACCCGGTGATCTTGCAGGCGATGGGCAAGGAGAAACTCTACATGATCGCCAACGAGATCGTCCGCATGTCCGGGGCTGGCATCGACCTCAACCTCGAACTCAAACCCGGCGAATCGAATGACATCGGCCAGGACCCGCAAAAGCAGATGGCGCAGCAGTTGGATGGCCTGCAAAAAGGATTGCAGCAACTCGCGCAGTCAGTTCAGCAGGATGTGCAGGCGACCCAGCAGCAGCAGGGCATCAACAAGAACGTGGCTGATCATTTGAAGCTGCTCCCGGAACTAGCCGGGCATGTGCAGACTTTGATGACCAAAAACGCGCGTCCGGTTGACAAAATCCCATACGACGCGGCACCGTTCAGCATTCAGGCGCAAATTGAGAAAGCTCTTGGCCTGAACCCGGCGACCGACGCAGACCGCATCATGTCCGACAAGGCTAAAAAAGGAACACCATAATTTAGCGCAGTAAACCACAACAAACCCATACCATGAAAAAGACACACGGAGAAATCGCCTACGAGGCGTATTGCAAATCGCGCGAATGGAAATCTGTTCGCGGTGAACCTCTGCCATCGTTCCAAGCCCAAGCCCCCGAACTTCAAGCCGCATGGGAAGCTGCTGGCAAAGCCGTCGCCGATGACGTTTCGCTCCAAACTTCACCCGGATAATTTTATGGCCAAATATCGCAAGAAGCCCGTCCTGATTGAGGCTATCAAATTTCAATCCGAATTCGGAAACAACCGCATGATGAACTGGCTCGCCCAACAGGGCGCCAATGTCGAAGGATGGCTGTTCCATGACGGGGAGATCACCATTCCAACTCTCGAAGGCGAAATGAAAGCGTCTGACGGCGACTGGATTATTCGCGGAATCAAAGGCGAGTACTACCCCTGCAAACCCGATATTTTTGAAGCAACCTACGAACTCGTAACACCATGACACCCCCACCCACACCCACCGAAGCCCAACTCCAATCAACCACTCCGGTCGTCTCCGCAGCGGCCGCCACGCCACCGATCCCGAATGCGCCGCCTCCCCCGGTCGAACCTCCTCCACCGAACGCGCCTCCTGCGCCGACTCCACCGGCTGCGGACAGCAACCAGAAGTTCATGTCCGATCTGCTCAAGAGCGTGGACAAGGTGCTCGGCCCGGATGGTCATATTGTCGATGCGCCCAAGCCCGCTCCAGAGCCGCTGGTCCTGAACATCCCCAAGGTGCCAAAGACATTGGGCGAGATCGTGGCCGAGGTGGACAAGGCGGCGAAGGCTGCTCCGCCACCGGCTGACCCAAATGCGGTTCCCGCGCCTGCTCCTGCGGCTCCAGCACCACCGGCCCCGGCTCCCGCGCCTGCCGCAGCCCCCGCGCCACGGCTCCAGCGCAAGGTCACGCCGCCTGCTCCGTTGGCTGTACCGCCTCCACCAGCACCAGCGCCCGCGCCGGTTGTGACACCGCCGCCTCCAGCCCCGGATCCGGAGGCCGCATTGCTGGCCACGCTTGACGACGACCAGCGCGCCGAATTGGAGATCGCGGCCATCGCGGAAACCAAGTTCCCCGAACTCAAGGGCAAGCGCCAGGAGACATTGCAGTATTTCAAAAAGGTCGAGGACTTCGCGTCGAAGAATCCCAATGCCTCGCAGGAGGAACTGGACACGTTCATAAACTCGAACAAGCCAAAGTGGAAATCGGCGATACAGAAGCGCAAGGCCGAAGCCCTGTACTTCGCCGGCGACGAGATCAACCAGCGGGTCGAACAGGTGCGCGCCGAACTACAGCCGCGGTTAAACGAGGCCAACCAGCGGATTCGCAACCAGGAGTTGCAGCCGCATATCGACCGGCAGATGCACGACCTGGCTGCGGTGATGACCTCTGCCGACAGCCTGCCGGACGCCAACACGATGGAGGCGATTCCCCAGGAGGTCGCCCAGCGGATCAACGATGTGGGCTACGAGGCGGCGCTCAAGGAGTTCCGCGTGGAGGCCCCGATCTTCCAAGGCGCGTCCAATGCATGGCGCACCTACCTGAACTTGGCCAACGGACTGGTCGCGCGCAATCCAGCCGACCCGGTGCAGAACTTCGTGATCAACTTCGTGCAGCATCAGGGCCAGATTCACGCGAGCAAACCGGCGAGCGAGACGACGGTGAACGGCCGCCAGTTCCTCCCCCTGGCGCAATACAATCAGGCGCTCGCGCAGAATCCGGCCAATGCGAACGCCTATTACACGTTCAGCGATCAGGATGTGCGCGATTTATTGGCCATCAACGCGAATATTCAGTACAACAATGAACTGAAATCGCTGGAACAGTCGGGGTTCACGCGGGCCAAGCGCGGGAAAGTTGTTGCAACTCCAAATCCAGCAGCACCGGCATCCCCTCAACCACCAGTGGTTTCCACACCGCCGGCGAATGTGCCGCCAGCATCGCCAAAGGTCAGGTCAAGCCCGCCTCCGAGTCCTGCGCCAACGGTCAAACCGATGACCGAATCGGCGAGGCTTATGGAGTCGCTGTTACCCGGATCTGCTCAGAGATTGGGGCAGACTTGATTTTCCGATACCAGCAACTTTCCATCTCCTGGAAATCCCCGGAACTATTTTCAGCCTAAAGTCGTAAATCGCTTTGGTTCAACAAAAGTCACATTAAAGTTGATGTGACGATAGTTGAACAAAACGAAACGATTTTATGGCCGACACATTTCCAACAAATTGTAATCCACGGATCATCAACGTCGATCCCTCGACCGGCTGCTCGCTGACCCGTGCCAGCATCCTGGGCATGACCCCCGCCGTGTTTGCCGCGCAGGGGTACACCGAGTATAAGATGGACCAGGTGATCGCCCGTGCCAAAGAAGCGCGTGTGGCCGGGTACATTGAAAATACTCTGGAAGACCTGCTGATGTCCCGGATGACCGACATCAAAGGCTCGTTGATGAAAGCCCAGATCGGGGCCAGCGAGTCTGTGATTCTCCCATACATTTACCGCCGCCAGCGCCAGAACATCAACAGCAACTACTGGAATGTGGTCAGCGGTGCGGCGACTCCGGGTGCCGGACAGAGCGGTTTGCATCCCGGCGCATGGGACATCACGGTCGGCCTGACCGCCAGCCCGTTCGTTTCCGCGCTGGTCAACCTCGAACAATATTTCCTGCCCCAGAAGAACGTCCAGATCGAGTACGTGTCGAGCAACGTGTTCTACAGCCCGGTGTTCACCGTCTTCCAATCGGTCAACGCCAACTCGGGTACCACGCAGCAGGCGAAGATCACGCTGATCCCGA